GTCTCACTAGATGATGTGCCTTTGCCCCAGCCGCTTAATACTTCACTTTGTTTTGGTAAATAGCCACGTGCTTTATCTCGGACAATAAGCATCGCTGTCTTAATATCTTTAGCCATCTGCTTATTAAGCTCTGGCTCTACTTCTCTCATAGCCTTTTGGAGTTGCTTAACGCCGTTTACTACGACTGGCATTTCGGATCTCCTTAGCTCTATCGGTTAGGACTTGTATGATTGCGGCATACATTTCGCTATCCATATCAATAAACTCTTTAGGCGGTATCCCAGTCTCTACACTCAGCTGTGCGATGCTGTAAAGGATTGAATCCCGCTGTGCTATTTTTTTTGGTCGTCTATTACCTCAACATCGTCTAAAGTGTCTAAAAACTCTTCAAACGATAGAGATACCTGACCGCCAGCCTTGCGTAAACATTCCCAAGCTAGCCAATATAAATCTGAATGCTTTTCATCTTCACGCAAGGCCTTGCTAATTCCCATACCTCGTTTTAATTCAAAAGCGTACTCGACACCTGGTGTTATCTTATGCTCTGATACTTCACCATTAGCCCTTGTTATCTTTAGCTTTGCCATTATTACTCCTTAGTTAGAATGCCACCGATGGTGACACTGTTATTGCGGAGTTTACTGTAAAGGACAGACTTGATGTTGCAACCTCAGCCACGCCGCCTTGACCGATTGGGGTCAAGTTATTTACCAAGATTGAAAATTGGTAAGTAGGGTTGGTTGCTGATACGGCAGTGCCCTTAACAGTAATTACTGATACTGAGAGGGTCTTGCCAAAGGCTGCGCTAAGTGTCTCATTTACCTGACCAGCTGCCCAGTCATTGATAAAGTCGATAGTAAATGTGCCTGATTGTAGGCCAGCAACAAACTTATGAGCTGTGTCGCCCATAGCAGTTACCTCTAACTCATCTACGATTTGGTTAATTACAGCATTAGTCACGTATGAGCTAATGTCGATTGATGGTGTGGTTGGTGCAGCATTAGTAGCCAACTTAACACCAACGTTATTATTTAAGTATATTGCCATTGTTATTCCTCGTCTTTCTTAGTTTGTGCAGTTGGTTTTGGTGCATCTTTAATTTGGCCTGTCTTGATTAAGAAGGCTAAGTCTTCTGTGTTTGCCATTGTTTAACTCCAGCTCGTTAGGATTGATACAGTTATTTCTGATGTTAATAAATCTCCACTAGCTGCATTGGTTATAGCTGGAGCGGAGACACTTGATATGTTGTAAACCAGGGCTGATGCCGCTAATTTAGTTACTACTGCTACTATAAAATCTTCCATACCTTTTAGGTTGCCCTGATTGTCAAATGCAGGTGTAGTCATTAAAATCTTAAAATTAGCCAAAGGTGCAATAGCTGTCTGGCTGTTATTGTTAGGCGTAATGTAAGGATCGCCAGGAGTAACCACAACACTGTTAGCCAATAGAGTTGCAGGTGGAAAACTAAAGGTAGACCAGACTCCATTGTTTGTTAAAGCTGTGGCTAGCGTGCCACGTAGTGTGGAAATCGCTGCCATTAGCCAACCAAAGAATTAGGATTTGAATAAGGCTGGATGAGACCACGCACTCGGTTAATCAGCTGATAACCCATCCGATAAGGGCTGGCACTGATCCCATCCATACCTACCCCACCAGTCTGGCTGACCTGCCTGGCTTGCCAGACATCTACGGCAATTATCATCGCCGCTTCTCTTATGGCTGGGGTCGCACTGTAAGCTGTGTCTTTTTTATCTGGGCCTATAACTTTGCCGCTAGGGATAATTCTATGGAATGGATCGTTTGCGTGTACTTTAGTAAATTGAATAAATGAATAACCAGATGGATAATTTGTAAATGCTAAGTTAGTTAAAAACGCTGTGCCGATTGATACTGGTGTGGTTGTGCCTGGAAATGATCCAGTAATAACGTGTGAGCCGCCATAAATGCTGCCACAGTTGTCTACGCTAATAGTTTGACCTGTTACAAATATGCCAGGATTTGCTAACACTAAAGTAGCAACGTTATTGTTTAGACTTGCACCGACTACTGGTGCTTCGTTATACCAAAGGTATTGATCTAATAAATCTTGTGCTGTTTGACAGCATTCTTCAACCGTTGCGGATGTATAAAGAGAACCAATACCTAAATTGCTGCGTAACTCAGCTTCGGTTACATACGTGGCTGGCATCTCTACTCCTTATCTATAAAAGCTCCCCTGGGGCTAGGGCTACTAAACCCCAGAGGATTATTAAATTAACTAACTTATTAGGTTAGGTTGAAACGGCGGACTCCACCTTGTACTAATACACCAACGGCCATATAGCCATATAGTGATGTCTCGATCTCGCCTGAAGTTGGGATGTTTGTTGATAGGCGTAGGATTGGTGACTCGTAAATTGATACTGCTGATGGTACAACGATAAACGCTGACTCATCGATTACTGTTGATACAGCATTTGGATCTACGTATAGATCAAGACCTAATACGTTGCCACGTAGTGATCGTGGTGATGCTTGTCCTGCTGCATTCATTGGTTGTGATGCTGTGTAAATTGGGCGATCAGTTGTGTCTTTAGCACCAATTAACAAATTCCACTGACCTGTGCCTGCGATGTATGCAGTTGCTAGCTCACCTGTTGCAAGATATGCAGCTGGTGCTTGCTCTGCTACGTAGGCAATAAGCCCATTAGATGTTGCAGCTTGTGGGTTAGCTTGTGCGCCACCTGCTGTTAATGCTGCAATTACTGCTGCATCTGTTGCCTTATTATAAGCTCGGGTCATATTTTCCAACATAGCCTGGAAAAAGTCAGGTGAGCTGCGCTCTAGAACTTCTAAACTGTAGCGTTGTAGTCCAGCGTATTTCTTCACTGTCAAGTTTACGTATGAAGATACAATGCCTGTCTCAGATGGTGCAGCAGCTTCTGCTGTCTCTGCAACTGTGCCAGATGTTGTGATCTTTGGTACTGAGATTGTCATACCTGCTGCTGGTAGTGCGCGTGTACCGATTGCATCTACAGCTGGGCGTGATCCAATAAGTGTATCTACTACTGTAGGTACGAACTGTGTTGGATTAAATGCTGGGTTAGTTGTGAATGAGTCATCGGCAGCAGTTAAATACTTTGCTACATCTGCTTCTGCCTTCATAACCCACTGTGCTGATTCGTGGTTACCTAATTTTGCTTTGATGCTGTGTTCTAGCATGTGTGCTTGTGTTCTGATTGGTGAGCGTGGCTCTGTATAGAAGGATGCACTAATTGTAGGGCGTGCGGCTTCTACTGGAGCAGTCTCGACCACTGGTGTTGCTGTTGGCTCGGTGGTGTTTTCCACTATAGCCTCACTTTCCGTAGTTGGTTGATTTGTTGCATCCGCTTCGCCTTCGCTAGCGGCAACTTTAGTTACTTGTGCTTCTGTAAATGCTGGTGATTCAACTAGGCTAACTTCTTTGAGTGTTGCCTTAGTTACATAAATATAATCCTTTTTTTGTGATGATTTTATTACATCCACACCTACAGACAGGCCGTCAATTAATTGCTCTCCTGCAAGTATGAGTGCTTCTTGGCCAGACATACTGGCACTAATTTTAAAACTAGCGTAAATACCATCTTCTGCTTCGTTAAATTTTTGCATTCTGCCGATTGGGCGTTCTGCACTGTGTTGCATAAGCATCTTGATCTTGCCTGGATCTCCTACCTCTATTGATCCTTTAGCAAATACAACTTTGCCAGCACTGGTGTTGCCAGGTACTTCAAATGGCACAATCTTGCCTGCAATTACTCTGCGCTCGCCATCTGCGCTTTCAATCTGGCTACTGAACGTAAGTAACATCAGTGTCCTCATTTCCGTTAGGTGTCATTTGTTCCATTTCTTTAGCTTGCTCTACATCTATTAAACCTAGTGACAACATTTTCTCTATAGCTTCTAGTCGCTTCATTGTGTCGGCACGTAAGAATGATTCTTCTAGTGCAAATTTAACTACGTGGCCACGTGGGGTTATATCATCCATTGATAGGCGATCTTCTATAGCACAAATGTATGGTTGTAGCGAATAGGCAACAAATTCTTTGCGGCCATCGATAATGTTTTGATAAGTCATACTGTTATTCATATCTGCTGATATGTAATACGCTGGCACGTTCATAGCTCTAGCGATTTGCGTTGCTAAGTATTGCTGTGCCTCTGAGTACATCATATCTTTAGGTGAATATCCAACAGTTTCATAACTTAATGTGCTAGTTAGGTATGCTGTTGATTTATTTTGACGTGCTGTTTTCCAGGCTGCTAATAATGCTTGTACTTGTGACTCTGGCATATCTGCGCCAGTGTTTTTAATAAATCCTGTAGCCATTGGTGTTTGTGCCGCTACTGCACTTGCCTTTTCTAAATCTAAAGCTGCTTGTATTGTGCGGCCTGCTGTTTGTAATACGCCTTGTGTTAATCCTTGAAATGTAACTAAAGATCCAACACCAACCATAGGCACTTTAGCGCCATCTACTGTGTAATATAAAACTTCTGTACCTAATTGATTTGTTTGTGCTACTACACGGCTATTAGCGATCCATTCAAATCTAGCAGGGCGTAAATCGTCTGCATAAACTTCTGTACAACGCCAAAAGGCCTGGCCAAACATTATAAGGCTGTCCACAGTCCAACTAATTGTTACTGATCTTGGTTGTCTTATATCTGGTTGCTCTAACCATAATGGTTTGCCTAATTTTTGACCTGTAGATTTTTTGTACAGCTCTAAAGGTAAATATCCAATAACACCTTTAATTAAATTTAAACATCTGTTGACCGCTGGCACTTGTGTCGCTAATGTGCGATCCATCGGGCCAAATCCAAATGTGTTGTAACCAAATTGGAGACTGTTATCGCCCATAACGGCAGGGGCGTATTGCGCTTGTACGGCTTTACTATTATTGGTTATACCCAAAGCAGACAATAGACCCATATGTATACTTTATACCATAAATCGGACTATTGGTGCAAATTAGACAAAGATTTGTGCGGTTTGTTGTGGCTTAGTTAATTGACTTACAACCATCGCTAGTGATATGGCGGCTGTAACATCGCCAGCTGATTTTCTACGTATTATGCGCCAGCCAGCATCGTTAGTCTTAGCCGCACAGTTATTTAAGTGCTGTACTAGCTCTGCCTGTCCAGAATGGACTACTCGATTATTAGCCAGGCCATCGGCAAGGTCTGAGCACGCCTGGTAAAATGCCTGGCCCGATACATCTTGTAATCTCCAGCCACTTTGTTCAAGTCTTGTAGCAATAGTTTGCGTAGCGTACTTGTCATAACAGATAGTGTGTGGATGGTACTTACGTGCCCACTCATTTATATCACTGGCCATCCTAATCTCATCTATCGCTATATCGCTATGCCACAGCTGTGCTAATCCGACTGCTATCTTGCCATCTTTGACCTGGCCCATAACGAGCGCCCCAGATCGCCTTGTCGGTGCAATATCAAATGCCATAATTGTCTGTGGCCCGACAGGTATCTCTAAGCTGCTGTCGCTGCACTGCTCGATTGATCCATATACCCAAGGGCTGACAGTGCTATCTACCCACATACAAAGCATCTCAGTCTTAGTAGCTTCTATGCTGTTAGTGCTGACAGATTCTTCTAATGTCTGCTCAGTTATTAAATGCCCTAATGCTGGATTAGCCATAGCCCAGGCTTTACGATCTGTAATCTTGGAATGCTGTGGTGCGCTGTACTCATAAAATCCTAAATTCTCAGGTGGGTATGATAGGCAACGCTCTCTTAGATCATTTAACACAGTGCTAAAGCCATCACCTGCGTTACTGGTCATTAGAGTCATAGCGTTAGGCCTTGCACGTGTGACTGGCAGTGCAGCTGTAAACGATTCTTGTGTCCATTCTCGTAGCTCATCGATATACAGAAAATCTGCGGTCTTACCACGTGGTGCATCTCTAGTAGCTGCTGCAATTTCATACCTAGCGCCATTAAGTAGGGTTATAGATTCTTGACCATTGGCCAGGCGTATCTGTCTTACTTGATCTTTCAAGAATTGATTGTCTTCGATTGTGTAAGCAACTTGTCTAAAGGTATCTAATGCCATATTGCGGTTAGAGGACATACCCAAGACATTCTTGCTACCCCATAAGAATAAATGGCTCAGGATCAGCATACGTGCTAGATGTGTCTTACCATTTTGACGTGCTACGAGCACTAAAGCAGTTTTTTTACGCCAGGTATCTGCATCATCTACAGCTAGTAGATCATCTAGTACCCAGCGTTGCCAGGGGATCAAAGGTAAACCTATTTTCTCAGCC